GGAATCAATATCAAATAGATGAATTGGCCAGGCAATATAATAAAACTAAGGATGAAAAATATAAATTAGAATGGCACAAAAAAATAAAAGAAGCATATGAAATTTATTTAAAAGAAATGCCAACACCAAATAAAAAAAGGAGGTAGATATATATGACAGACAATAAAATATTCGAAGGCGTTTTCCCACAGGATAAACAAATTGGAGGATCACATTACAAAAATTTTGCGATACAGCCTTACGAATTTATTTCGAAAAACAATCTTAGTTTTTTTCAAGGAAACGTTGTGAAATATGTTTGTAGATATTTGGAGAAAGATAAGATAAAAGATTTAGAAAAAATAATTCATTATTGTGAATTAGAAATAAAAAAAATGAAAGATACAAAATGACAGCTAGTTATGGTTTTGGAATGTTATTTATTGGCATCGTAGGAATATTTGTTGGTGCAATGGTAGCTCATTATATAATTAATAAAAACATAGAGAAGGACAAAAATGATACTACCTCAAACTGAGTGGTTACCACCAAAAAAATTTCCAGACTTAAGTAAGTATGATGAGATTGCAATTGACTTAGAAACAAAAGATCCTGAATTAAAAAAGAAGGGATCTGGTTCTGTTGTAGGCAGAGGTGAGATAGTTGGTTTTGCTGTAGCTGTAGAAGGTTGGAAAGGTTATTATCCGATTGCACATGAGACAGGACCAAACATGGACAGAGAAAAAGTTATAGAATGGTTTACAAATGTTTGTGCTTTACCTGCTACAAAAATATTTCATAACGCAATGTACGACGTATGTTGGATACGTAAATTAGGTATAAAAATCAATGGTTTAGTGGTAGATACAATGATAGCCGCATCTTTAATTAATGAAAATAGATATTCATACACTTTAAATACTTTGTCATGGACATATTTACAAAAAGGAAAAAATGAAACAAAGTTAGTTGAAGCTGCTAAGGCAAGAGGTTTAGATGCAAAAGCAGATATGTGGAGACTACCTGCAATAGAAGTTGGAGAGTATGCAGAAAAAGATGCAGAGCTAACTTTAGAACTTTGGCAACTATTTAAAAAAATAATTCAAGAACAAAATTTAAAAAATATATTTGATTTAGAAACTAGTCTTTTCCCTTGTCTTGTTGACATGAGATTTCTTGGAGTGAAAGTGGACGTGAGCAAAGCGCATGAACTGAAGCGAGAACTAGCACTACAAGAAGAGATGCTACTGCACAAAATAAAAAAAGATAGTAACATAGATGTTCAAATATGGGCAGCAGCAAGTATTGCCAAAGTTTTTGACAGCCTAAATTTATCTTACGACCTAACTGAGAAAACAAAGTCACCATCTTTTACAAAAAATTTTATTACTAATCATTCACATCCTGTAGTTAAACTAATAGCAGAAGCTAGAAAAATAAACAAGGTGAGAACTACATTTATTGATACTATAATTGAACACGAGCATTTAGGTAGAATACATGCAGAGATAAATCAAATTAGGTCAGACGATGGTGGTACGGTTACAGGTAGATTTAGTTATGCAAATCCAAACTTACAACAAATACCTGCAAGAGATCCAGTCACTGGACCAATGATAAGATCATTATTTATTCCAGATGATAAATGCAAGTGGGGTTGTTTTGACTACTCGCAACAGGAGCCAAGACTGGTTGCTCACTATGCTTTAAAATTAGAATTACCATCTGTAAATGCAATTGCAGATTCATATGATAATGATCCCTCAACAGACTTCCACAAAATTGTAGCTGAGATGGCTGAGATACCTAGGGGTCAGGCTAAAACAATTAATCTTGGATTATTTTATGGTATGGGTAAGGCAAAACTTCAAGCAGAATTAGGTGTATCAAAAGAAAAAGCTGAAGAACTTTTTGAAAAATATCACGATAAAGTTCCGTTTGTGAAACAGTTAATGAATAAAGCTATGAAAAAAGCACAAGATAAAGGTGAAGTAAAAACTTTATTAGACAGACGTTGTAGGTTTCCAAAATACGAGCCAATACTAAAAGGCACTGATTGGGGTACGTTTGTACCTGCAGAAGATCATGAAAGAATGTTAGAATTACAAAAGATGGGTCCTACTTTGTTAAATGAAAAAGGTGAGGACACAGGTAAGAAAAATTATTGGCATGAAAATTCTACCAGAAGAGCATTTACATACAAAGCTTTAAATAAATTAATACAAGGTAGTGCAGCTGACATGACTAAAAAAGCAATGGTAGAATTATACAAGGAAGGTATTTTGTCTCACATACAAGTGCATGATGAGTTAGATTTTTCTGTTGAATCAGATTCACATGCTGATAAAATAAAACAAATCATGGAACAAGCAGTAGATCTTGAAGTTCCTAATAAAGTAGATTATGAATCAGGTCCTAACTGGGGCGAAATAAAATGAGGATTATTTATGGCTTATTTAAATGCAAACATACCACCTATCTATTGCAAAATAAGAAGGGAGTATCTCTATGATCTTAAAGAACATAAAGGAGATTCTGTTGACTGTGTTGTCTTTGGTATCAGCTCTATTTCAGGGCGTGCAATACTGTTTCATTGTATGCTTCCGAACGGTGCGGTTTTTTATAGATTACCTATTAGTGCGTTTTTTCAAAAAGAATTCGGACGACATCAAGTGCCAGATATGCGAGTGGATGAGTTACAATTGTGGAACTGTTTTAGTTATTATCCTAGTGTGCATTGTTACGATTGGTTGGCTGGTATAAATGGTAAATTTATGGGTAAAGATAAAAAATTCTATAAAGGTGAGTATCTTTTTACTATTGACTGGGCGCATCCAGAGACTAATATACTAAATACAGAACATTCTGAAATACCGCAAGAGCACAAGTGTGCTCACGTATTAGCGTTAAAAAACGGTAATTACGCAGCGCAGCCAAACAATAGAATAATTTGGCATGTCAATAGCTACACCACAGAAAACAACTGGCCTGACTACAAGGTACAAACTACTTACTGGGATGTAGAAGGAGACGACTGGATAACGGAAGATTCAGATAAAATGTTCTATGATATAGAGGAGAAAAAATGAGTCTAAACGTATGTGTTGATTGTGGGTTTGAAAAAAGAAGATGTCAGTGTATAATAGCTGAGCCTTTATTACTAACGGAGGATAATATGGTTAAAAAAATCGTAAAGTGGATTTGGAATGCCATCTGCTGGCCTTTTAAAAAGCTAGTAGAATGGTTATGGACAAGATAATTTATGTCTAAAAAACCACTCAATATCGGAGAAGAGGTTGCCGTCCAAATGCCTATGAAGACGGTAGCCTCTTTAATCGTTATCGTCGCACTCGGCACGATGGGCTATTTTCAAATCATAGAGCGTCTTAATGTTGCAGACACTCGTATACAAATAATGGAGAAAGATCTTGAAGAGAATACAGAGTTTAGAATCAAATGGCCACGGGGTCAACTAGGTTCACTTCCCGCAGACTCGGAGCAGTTCATGATGATCGAAGATTTGTACAAAACCACGGACAAGTTAAACAAACACATTGAGAATATGGCTTTAAACAAAGTAAACATTGAGTTTTTAAGAGGACAGATGGACAAGGTGTTAGTGGATATTGAAAAATTAAAAGATGCTAACAGAGACCTTGGCTACAAGAACGGAAACTATAATGATTGAAACTGTGGTAGCCCTCCTGATGTTTGTAAACGCAGAAATTAAAGAAGCCCGTTTGCAGGTTGATGGTATGGCACAATGTTTACGTGGTAAACGCCAGGCTGAGAGACAATATAGTGAAACTATTATGTACAAATGCTGGAAGGGTGAGGCAGAATTAGAATCAAACATCGATGGCTCAAGATCAATTAAAAAACTCATCATCAAATAAAATTGCAAAAATGCTTCGTACACCACGCTTCAGGCAACTTGTAATAAAAAATAAAAAAAGATATAATAGAAAAAAGGATAAAAATGAATTTAAGTCGTAACTTCACCCTTCAAGAGCTTATTAAATCGGACACTGCGATCAGATTAGATATTAATAACAATCCTAACTCAGGTCAGATTGAAAAATTAAAGGCATTGTGTGAAAATATTTTACAGCCAGTGCGTGATCACTTCGGTAGAGTTAAAGTAACAAGCGGGTTCCGTAGTGAGCAGCTTTG